TGGGCTCTGCCGCCAAACGAGCCGATGGTTGCGCCCAACGTGGTCATACTAAGGGTCGTTTTGTGTAAGGATTTATCATGATGCCATCTCGCGGGATGGGGGCCATAGCCCCCAATAAGATACCCAAGCCTCGCAAAATGAAACGTAAGGACGGAGACACCTTCGAGGTGTATGCCGAGGGCGGTGCTGTAAAGTCTAAGGTGAATGAGGCTGGCAACTACACCAAACCCGGTATGCGTAAAGCCTTGTTCAACAAGATCAAGGGTCAAGCAGTGCAAGGCACAGGTGCAGGGCAGTGGTCCGCGAGGAAAAGTCAATTGTTAGCAAAACAATATAAAGCTCGTGGCGGCGGGTACAGAGATTGAAAGCCCCTCAACAATCGCTTAAAAGCTGGACGGACCAGAAGTGGCGTACTAAGTCCGGTAAACCGTCTTCCAAGACGGGTGAGCGATATTTGCCTGAGGCTGCTGTAAAGGCTCTTTCTCCTCAGGAGTACGCTGCCACGACCAAGGCTAAGCGGGCTGGTAAGGCTAAGGGTAAGCAGTTTGTGAAGCAACCAGCCGCTATAGCGGCCAAGACAGCGAGATTCAGATGACTACCTCCGGCACCACGGCATTCAACCTAGAGTTCACAGAACTTGCCGAAGAGGCTTGGGAGCGTGCTGGCCGTGAGATGCGCTCGGGGTATGACCTGCGGACTGCTCGTAGGTCGATGAACCTGTTGACAATTGAGTTTGCTAATCGAGGTATCAACCTCTGGACGCTTGAATCGGGTACTCAGGTGCTTACTCCCGGCACAGCTACATACAACCTCCCCGCAGACACCATCGATATCATCGAACACACGATACGGACCAACGCAGGCAATGCTACGCTTCAATCGGACCTTACAATCTCTCGTATTAGTGTTTCAACGTACTCTGCGATCCCTGCGAAACTTGTTCAAGGTAGGCCGATTCAGATCTTTGTCGAACGCTTGCGAGATCAACCCCAGTTCACTCTTTGGCCGGTGCCTGATGCCTCAGTCACATATACCCTCGCCTACTACAGACTCCGTAGGATCCAAGACGCAGGGACAGGTATCAACACCCCGGACGCCCCCTTCCGGTTTCTCCCCGCAATAGCCTCAGGGCTTGCTTACCACATCGCTATGAAGACCCCGGAGTTATCCGATAGGGTCGAGATGCTTAAACGTGAGTACGAGGAGCAGTTCAACCTAGCTGCAGGCGAAGACCGTGAGAAAGCTTCGGTACGATTCGTGCCGCGTATGTACGGGTTGCGGGCGTGAGTAACAAGTTTGCCAGTAGTAACAAGGCGATCGCAGAGTGCGACGTCTGTGGGTTTCGCTATAAGCTCCGCGAGCTCAAAGAGATCATTGTCAAGAATGTACCGACACAGATTATGGCGTGTCGTGCGTGCTGGACCCCTAGTCAGCCGCAGTTGAAGTTGGGGTCGTTTCCCGTTGATGACCCACAAGCCATTCGTAACCCCCGCCCTGACTTCACAGGGTATGCGCAGAGCAGAGCCCAGATTGTGCCTTTGTTTGGGGTGCAAGCTACCACCTGGGCTGGTACACTAACCGTCAACATTTCGTGAGGTTTTTATGAAACACGCTGATCCCAAAGTCAAGAAGGCCGTGCACAAGCATGAGAAGGCTATGCACCCTGGGAAGCCACTAACCAAGCTAGCTAAGGGTGGTGGTATCAAGATCCGTGGTACGGGTGCAGCGACTAAAGGCACCATGGCTCGTGGCCCGATGGCATGAACTACGCTGATCTAAAGACGGCTGTACGCGATACCGTCGAGGTAGACATACCCGACGCAGTGTTGGACACGCTTACGCGCCAAGCGGAGCAGTTGATCCTAAACACGGTACAGTTGCCCGCGATACGTAAGAATGTTACGGCTGCTATGACGGCTAACAACAAGTATCTCGGCACCCCCGCTGATTTCTTGTTTATCTACTCACTGGCTGTGGTGGACGGTACTGGCGACTACCAGTATCTGCTGAACAAGGATGTGAACTTCATCCGCGAAGCGTATCCGGACCCGGCGTCTACGGGAGTCCCTAAGCACTATGCCATATTTGACGATAGCACCTTGATATTGGGCCCTATGCCTGATTTTGCTTATACTACTGAGCTGCATTATGCCGGGTATCCGGAGTCTATCGTGACCGCTGGGACTACGTGGCTGGGTGACAACTTCGACTCTGCACTGCTTAACGGAACTTTGATCCAAGCCCTACGGTTCATTAAGGGTGAGGAGGCTGATGTTAAGTTCTACGAGTCGTTATACGGGCAGGCAATTTTGCTGCTCAAACAACTGGCAGATGGTAAGTTGCGCCAAGACGCCTATCGGTCGGGTCAAGTACGGATTAAGGTGGGCTGATGATTACCGCCGGAACCTGCAACAGCTTCAAAGAAGAACTCCTGAAGGGTATTCACGACTTCACGACGGACACGTTTAAGGTTGCACTGTACACGGACTCCGCCACCCTAGGCCCTGCTACGACGGTCTATACGACCGCTAACGAGACATCAGGCGCTGGCTATACGGCGGGTGGCAATACGCTGACTGGAGTCACTGTGGCGCTATCTCAGGGCGTGGCGTACGTGGACTTCTCAGATACTACGTGGACCTCTGGAAGTTTCTCAGCGCGTGCAGCACTGATCTACAACTCGTCAAAAGCTAATCGCGCCGTGGCTGTGTACGAGTTTGGTGAGATTAAAACCGTGTCGGCGGGCAACTTCCAGTTGCAGTTTCCTGCTAACAACCCTGTGGATGCTGTTGTAAGGGTTGGGTAATGGCTACTTGGACTCCCATACTTACCCCTGGATCTCCAACATTCAATAATGCTTCTACGGGCGCAATACTTTTAGAATCTGGGTATTCAGATTTTTTGCTTCAGGAAGATGGGTTCCCCCCTATCCGCATATTGCTTGAGGGATACTCAGATACAACTTCATGGAGTGGTATTGTTACAAATACAACGGCTTGGACCGCAGTACCGACGTAAGGATACATCATGCCTCAGTGGTCAGACAATCTTAAGATCGAACTGCTGGATATAGGTGCCTCGAACTGGGGTAACCTGACCAACAACAATTTTAAATTTGCTATCGAAGAGTCCATAACGGGCTATGCCACGGTAACGTTCCCGTCTGATGCGAACTACAACTGGGCTGCGGGTTATGTAAATTCCAACAGCTCACAAGCACAGCGTAACCTCGTGCTTAACGTAGTGGGCACGCTAAGCCAGACCAGAGAACTGATAGTACCGACCATCGAGAAGCAGTACATTGTTCAGAACAACACGACGGGTAGCCAGTCGATCACGGTCAAAACGTCTGCTGGTACTGGGGTAAACGTCCCTGCCGGTAGAAAAATGCACGTCTATGTAGACGGCACAAACGTAGTCCAGATGTCGGACTACGACATTACTCGCACGATTGGCACGTTGAGTTTGACTAACGCACTTGCGGTAGCTCAAGGGGGTACTGGGGTTACTACATCTACGGGAAGCGGTGCGGTTGTACTGGCAACCAGCCCAACACTTATTACCCCGGTTCTTGGGGTAGCTTCAGCTACGAGTATCAATAAAATTACTATTACCGCTCCTGCAACTTCAGCTACATTGACTATAGCTAATGGTAAAACACTTGCGGCTAACAATTCCATAACCCTTGCTGGCACCGATGCCACAACGATGACGTTTCCGGGGACGAATGCAACGATTGCGCGAACCGATGCGGCGCAGACTTTTACAGGAACGCAGACATTTAATAGTGATGCGGCGATCAATGGTTTAACTGTTGGTCGTGGCGCTGGTGCTGTGTCCACCAACACTGCGGTGGGTGGGAGTGCGTTGGCGGCTAACACCACTGGCGATAACAACACTGCATCCGGAGTCAGTGCGCTCTTATCCAACACCACTGGCAGTAACAACACCGCATCTGGATACCAAGCGCTCGTCTTTAACACTACTGGCAATTTCAACACCGCATCCGGAGTCAGTGCGCTCGCCGCCAACACCACTGGCAGTAGCAACACCGCATTAGGAAACAATGCTCTTGGTGCCAACACCACTGGCAATTTCAACACCGCATCCGGAGTCAGTGCGCTCTTATCCAACACTACTGGCAGTAGCAACACTGCATCCGGAGCCAGTGCGCTCTTATCCAACACTACTGGCAACAGCAACACTGCATCCGGAGTCAGTGCGCTCTACGCCAACACTACTGGCAGTGACAACACCGCATCCGGAACCAGTGCGCTATTCTCCAACACTACTGGCAATTTCAACACCGCATCCGGACGCAATGCGCTCGCCGCCAACACCACTGGCGACAACAACACCGCATCCGGATACCAAGCGCTCGCCGCCAACACCACTGGCAGTAATAACACCGCATTCGGACTTCAAGCGC